CCGCCCTTGGGGATGGGAATATTAACTGGATTCGTCGTGAAAGGAGCATTCGGTTTTACTAATTCTGATGACGACGAAGACGACCTCGGTGAAAGTGCAGTTCCACATGCTACGCATATAATAAATTCCCGCATTTCGGTAAGTGATACATTTATTCCCGCAATAGCGGTTGCAGACGGATATTTACTCGTTGTATACTTAATCAGTTCCTGGATTGCTTCATCGTAGGTATCATCGATTTTTTGGTTTATTGCGCTATTTGCACCACCAAATATACCTGATATGTTCCCAACAAAATCTCGTAATATAGATATTGAGTGGACCATAGTTCCCCTTACAAACCCTAAAGGTGTATAGGCGTTTTCATCATAGTTGTCTGTTGTAAATAACTTAAGCGACATTTTTCGTTTTGATGTAGTGTAGTAAACTTCTGTAAGTTATATATTTATATTATATTATTATAATTATATTATATTTATACTTTTCGTATCAAAAAATTGAAACGAAAAGTATCCTTAAAATGGTATATACAGAAACTAACATCAAACAAGAATCCAATGTCTCTTCATCATGACTTGCTGCACATCAACAACAACCTGAACAACCTGAACAACCTCATCGACCTCAACAATCCTACGCTGAATGGTGATGATGAAAAGGACTATGGGCGTCACGATCACAATAACAATATCACAACACAAACACAAACAAGTGTTGAAAATAAATTACGTAAAAAACTTGGAAAAATAAATGTGTCAAAGGCTAACATAATAGACGTAGTCGTAGACTCGCCACCACCAAAAGAGAAAGAGCGCAATAAATTCGATGAATATTACTACCAACATCGCCAAGAAAAATTGGAATATCAAAAGAACTACAATCGGCAAAAAGGCGATGCGATAAAAGACTATAATAAAAGTTACTACATGAAACGAAGAGAAGAAATTCTCGAAAAGGCGAGAACAAAGGTAACATGTGAATGCGGATGCGTGGTGCAGTTATTTAATATGAACTCGCACAAGAAGACGAAAAAACACGTTCGCTATCTTGAAATGAGACAGGTCATGGTCGCGGCGGTTGCTACAGATTAAAAACGATACATATACTATTACAAATTTAAATTTTTTTCATCGTTCGATTTTTACGTGTTTGTTTTTTTTTGAACGATTTTGCTTTTATATTTTTTTTAATAAGTGTAGGACTACCAGAGCCTACATCGTCACGAGGGATGCCATTCTTATCTTCCTTGAAAAAGCTTTTCATATGTTCCAACATTTTTTTACTTATAATCACATCCATTTCTTGTTCGTCTTCATCTTTTTCTGAAATATTATAATTCAATCGGCTCGTCATATAAGTAATAAACTTCTCTCGTTCTGTCTGGTTATCTTTTATATCCTTTGCTAAGTTCGAATTTAGAAAACGCTTAATCATAACAGACGTCGGCAAGTAATGCTTGTATCCTTTTACGTGAATATAATAGACATTTTCATCCTCCATCTTGGGGTGAAACAAATCGTCTACAAAACATATTTCTATATCTTTCGGCAACTTGGTGCATCGGAAGAAATCGTCGATAGTTTTATCATGTGATGTGCGATTTACTTCGACTATTTTACCATCTACTTTAAATGCGGATATAATTTGCTCGAATATTTTTGATTGTAGTTTTGTCTCAAAGTAGGTTTTAATGTGTTCCACCCACGCGCGTTCTCCTTGATTATTAGTATAAATCATTACCGCCTTGCATTTTCCATCTTTCTTTTTTTGTAAAAGGTATCGCAATACGTTTAAAATATACGGACGCGGATATTCGGGATATAAATCAAGCAGTTCATTAAACATACTATATGCTTTATCATCGTTGTTGTAATAGTCATCTAATAACATGCAAAATGACCCGAATTGTCCAAAACTTCCCAGCGTTTCATCTAAATCAAATACAACAACTTTTTTATTTTTGGATGTTGATTTGAATTCTGTTTCGGGTGCGGATTTTATGTCAAATAGTTTATTTAAAAATTTAGGCATATAATAAATATATAAATATTATAATAAAATATAATTTTATCTTATTTTAATATAGCTTGGTATATTAATATTACTCTTATTATTGAATTATATATATTTTCATACTTATGAGTATTTTGAATCAAAATGACTATATAAAAATATTGAACTATTATGATATACCGATTTCTTCGAAAGATTCGTCTAAAACTATAAAAAATAAAGCCGAAACTATATTGGCTGAAAAATTATGCAAATGTATTAAAAAAGTTAAAAAGAGTGACGGCGTGGATACAAGGGGTGATGGCAACGGCAACGACAACGATAACGACGACGACAACAGCCCTTCCGAAAGCGAATCAAAAGCGGTTGCGATTTGTTCAAACTCTATTTTTGAAAAGAAGGGGCTTGTGAGAGGGTTGTTTGATTGTAATAAAAAACCGAAACTTATAAACATTCATGGTAAAAAATACGCACTTACAAAAAGAAAAAGAATGTTGATATTGTCGCGTAGAGCAAAACTACTTCGCAAGTTTCAAACAAGGCGTAGAAAAAATAAGAATTAATTTGTTACTATGTGTATGCATGTATGCAAACGTAACAAATTAATTTAATAGGGTCTATTGTATGTATTAGCTCACAGGCTTGCTTTGCTTGGGTTTACGCGCAGATGATGCACGAGGTGTAGCAGGAACTTCGTTAGGTTCTGCAGTCGAGGATGGGGCTGCGGATGGGGTCGGGACTGGGACTGGAGCAGACTGAGGTTGTGTATGCTCTACAAATGACTCAGACAAAGATGACTCGCGGGATTGACGCTGTCCACTGGGGCGACTCGAATAAACGCGTCCGCCACGGCCACCGCTCTCGCCACCACTAGCACCCGCAAACTCAGGTGCATCTCTTCGCACCAACATCCACTCTCCGCGACCACCACGACTAACGTCGCCTCTACCACGACCACGGCCACCGCCACCACCACCCCGCAATGCTCTATCTCCGCCATTGGTGCGTTCACCACTACTACTACCTCTCGCGCCTCTATTGCCTGAACCCGATGAAGCCGTCGGTGCAGTTGTACGTTGCTCATGGCGCGTCTCACAAAACAACTTCCCACCCTTTACACCACGAATATCCGCCGCCTGAAACTTATGGTCTCCTGACGCAGTGCTTGAAACAGAAAACTCCACATACTCCCCCTCTACCAAATAGCGGTATTGCTCCTGACTTACCTTAATCGCAGAATGGTGTGCAAAAATCTCACTTGCATCTTTGAATTGGTCATTTCCACCTACAATGGTGATAAACCCAAATCCGGTTTTATTATTGAACCACTTCACGCGCCCAGTAAGACGAACAGAAGCCGATGTATCTGAAGAACTCATAACGAAGAAAACTATGATAATATACGATAGTATACTATAATATAGTGAATGGCTTTAAGTATATTTGTTACGAATATATTATTTTATTTTATACTTATAACTATATATAGTGTATTCGAGATAAAATGGAAATTATTTCAACGTTAATGCAATACGTAGTATCCGTTCTTTACTTTGTTATTTTAGTATCGAAATTTAATTTTTTTCATAAAATATTGTTAATTATTAGTATTTATTTTGTTTCAAAATTTAACGAAAACCTAAACAACTACTTACAGCTTGTGATTAAAGCAGAACTACCCAACAAAAAGTTAGTAGAGCAAAAGAAAAAGGATGGTGAAAAAAATATCTATGGCATGCCATCAGGTCATTCACAATACATAGCGTTTTTTGTGGTTTTTTTATGTTTGTTTTACAAGAAGATCGAAAATAGTAAACTCATTCGCGGTAACGTTGTTTATGGTTTATTTATAATTACTTTTATTTTATATGTGTGTGAATTCATTATTTCTATAGTTTATAGTTATCATACACCATTGCAGTATATAGTTGGCACTATTGTTGGTGGACTTTTATCGGTTGTAACTTTTTTTATACTATTCGCAATAATCGGTAAAAAAATGTAATCTTTGCTATACCATTATAACTAACCGGTATCATATACCCAACTCTTTTTTACAAAGTCTTTTCAAGTAAATATAATCTGGTTTCTCGCCAAAATTTATTTTATACGCATATGTGAGCATTCTTTCGAATATAGTAGGTAATCCGCTGCATAAGTTTATGATGGGTGTTCTTTTTTTAACTTCATATACGATTTCCGCTTTTGTTCTTTTATCACCCGGCTCTGTTTTTAGACCACACCACGGAAGTTTTCCTTTTAGTAAATATATGATAACATACAATATGGATATAATATCATCACGTCTTGAATATACATTTCCTTCATGGATATGCGTGCTTATGTAACGCATAGTGCCAACGATTGAAGCGTCGGGTTTATTTGGTATATGCGCATCATCTTTCATATAGATTCTCGACAAACCAAAATCAATAATATTTACTTTTTTGATGATTTGGTCATTTTGATGGTCTTGATGGTCTTGATGGTCTTGATGGTCTTGATGGTCGCATTCATCTTGAATCCGCGACTGACTTATCATAAAATTTTCAGGTTTGATATCACGATGTATCACGCCTTTTTCATGTATTTTTTCTATGATTTCAACAAGTGATATCATATATTTTAAAACATCTTTTATGTAGTATTTATAATCTGGGTTACTACTATTTGGATTATCGCTGTTGCTATTTTCGTCGCTGCTTTGCATTTCACACTCTGATCCACTTTCTGACCCGCTTTCATATTTTATATTGAATCTCGACTGAAATGCTGTTTTTTTTAATTTTGTCACTTCTTCTGCTAGTGTATGCGAAAACAAATCCATAACTATTATATTTTTATTTGACTCTGTTCCAAAATATCGCAACTTTACGACTCCTGGTATTCCCGACAAATGATTCAATATTTTGGACTCCCATACAAGTGTCGGTTGTGCACAGGTTGTTGCCTCGTATTTGATTGCGACCTTTTCTTGTGTTATGATATTCAGACCTTGATATATACAACCAAATGAACCTTTTCCTATTTTTCGTTCAAAAACATACTTTGAATTGATAAGATTGCGGTGGTGGTATTTTGATGTGTCGCGTGTTTCTTCG